ATTTATAGATCCAAATCCTCTACCAACATTAGCAACTCTCAAAAGTCCATTTTGGCCAAAAGAAATAACATTATCATTTGTCAAATCTCTTTTGACTATTTTTAATATATTACCTACTTTAAAATTTTGTCCACCATTAATTATTTGTAGACCATTCAAAGAGCCTTTTAAAATAGGTGCAGATGTAATAGCGGAAGTATTTGATACTTGTCCTTTTAGAACAATTGCTTCACCAATTGTAAAGTCTTGATTTTTTGGTGTAATGTTTGAAATAAACAATGTGTTAATAATGTCAGAATCAAAAGATTCTTTTGTAAAAGATTCTACTACTGCAAGAGTTCCTGATTCAGAACCTTCAATTTCTTTACCAACCAAATCATTCAAATTCCCATTATCAGTAACTTCTAAATATTTTGGTTCTTTCCAAGTACCATCAGACGGTTTTAATATATCTCTACCAGGAATATATATTTCTGAATCTAAATTATAAAGAAGTTTAAATAGTAATTTGTGACCCTGTATACTAGATTTTGATCTGTAAGCATCTAAAACGTGCTTTATCATAAATCTTTTATTTACGACAGTCTCAAACGGAATACCAAATAAATATTTTTTCTCAAAATGAACTAAAAAATCATCTATAGTATTATCAATGTCACCATAGTTTAAAAGATTTCTTGAATGATAAATTGGATTTCCATTAGATTCCATCCACTCAAAATATGCTTTCATAAACAATATGAAAGTTGGTCCCTCTTCTCTATAAAAAGAAGGGAATTGATTTTCAATAAAGTTTGATATTTTTGATTCTATTGAAAATTCCATATTACTTTACTGTTTCTATTACATTTACATTAACATTAGAATTGTCAATAAGTAAAATCATATTTTGAGAAGAAATAACATCCTTATTTTTAGTATTAACTAAGAATGAAATATATTGATCATATCCTTTTATTTTAATATTATCAACTTCTACTTCACCTGTAGTATAATTTATTGATCCTATATTAGATTTAATTGTAACTAATTGTCCAGAAATTTCCTTATAAACTTCTAAATTACCATTACCATCATCTTTTATTTGAGCAAATTCTGTTTCGTTATCATCATCATCAAGGTATGTAAATTGTGTTGTTGTTAGAACAACAGAATTATGTGTATATCCTGTGCATAAAGTTTTTCTTGCTTCTAATTCATTATTGTATTTTATAATAAAACTTACTTTTTCATTTACTTTTGGTGTTTGTCTTGAAAGCAATCTTACTTGTGTGTCATTGCTTGTAATATTTTCATCAACAGCATCAATAGATGTAACAAACTTACTATATCTAAAATCATTATCAAATTTTGATAGAGTATCAGTTCCAAAATCTAGTATATCTTGAGTTACTAATGCATCAATATCAGATACAGATTTTAATGATGTTACTGTATTAAGTTGAACTGTTGATATAACGTGAATGTAAAAGAAATCTGGATCAACAAAAACAACTCTATTTGGAAGAGCAATATAATCTAATAGATAATTAAGAACATCGTTCTTTAGAAAATCTGGAGCAATTGTTCCTGATGCTGGTTTTAATGAAAGTAAAACTTTACCATATTGTTTAGGTTCTACTTCTTGACCACCGTAAACATTAACATCTGATAGTGCACCACCAAATCTAGCTAAAACTAAAGCAGAATAATCATTTGACGCAACTGCTCTTTGTTGTGTAGCAAAAAATCTTGGTGCTCTAAATTTAACATCATCTATAGTTTCTTGATAAGCACCATCTGCTGAATTAGTAACTACTGTTGAAGTTACAGTATTAACTTCACCAGAGTTTATTGGTCCTAAATCATCAACAAGAGAGATATCTGAAATACCATTGGAATCTTTGCCATTGTTTACAATGTAGTCTGCTTCTATAGTGGCAAAGTTTTGTGGTTTTCTTCCAAAAATATCATTACCAAAAACAATTTCATATCTATTATTATCAGATGGTTGTAAGAAAAATACCTGTGAGTTTTTGTTTATACCAAGAAGATTTTCTGCTCTTGTGTAATTAAATGTATTAGCACCATTGTTCTCTATTACTGAAACTGTAAGAGTATTAACATCTATATTTTCATTTGATAATCTTAAAACTTGTGTTTCATCTGTTGAATCATATATGAAAGAATCTTGAAAAAATGAACCTTCTAGTACTTCAACATTTGAAATAGAGTAAGTATCATTTGCAGATGTAATAACATTTACTTCATTAGTAACAAACTCAAAAGAATCATTTGAATTTGAACCAGAAAATCTAGTTCCTTTTGGAATTGTAAGTGGACCATTAATACCAGTTGTTTCAAATGTCAAATCAAGAAACGCAACAGATGATCTATTTGAAATAGGAAGATAATTTAGTTCTTTTGAATGTGATGCAACTGAATCATATTTCTGAGAAGAATCCAGAAACATTTCAGACGCAACCATATTTAAGTAGAAAGAATTTAAATGCGAATTATATGTCATTACATCAAGTAAGACATTAATATTTGAACCTTCAAAATTATAGTCTTTTAGGACAGATTGATTTTGGAGATAAGTTTTAAAATTTTGTTTTAGTGTATCAAAATCTAATGATGAAACTGATAAAGAACTATTTGACATTTAACGAACTCTTTTCAGTAATGGTATTGTTAAAGTTATTTCCTGATTACTATTTATAAGAGTATAAACTATTGTTATAATTATTTCATTTTCATTTATTGGAACATTTGTTTCACTAGTATTAAAATCCAAGGAAGATTCTATCAAAACATTTACTAAATTAACTCTAGGTTCATTATTTCTGATTGTTGTTTCTATAAAAAATTGCAAATTGTTTATTTGGTATTCTATGTTATTATCAAAAAGAGATGCGTTTACATTTGATCCAATAAAAGGTTGATAAAGTCTTTCACCAACATTAGTTTTAATAAGATTTCTAAGTGATTGATTTACTGCTTTCTCATTTGTGACACGACCAAGCTGTTCTCCAATAGGAGTCTTTGCAAAAGAATTTAAAAAGTCAGAGAAAAATTCTCCTTGTTTTTCTTTTGGTGAAATAGATTCTGCTCTTGTTGGTCTAGTTACCATTTATTTTTTTTTCCTTATGGTCCACAGAATACATTTGGTGAACCTGTTGCTACTGAAGTACAACCAGATACTGAATCTCCAATTCTTCCACAACCTTTGTCATTTATAAAAACAGTAGGAGAACCAGTTGCAATTGGAGCTTGATGTGGTAGACATACAGGCCCCTTATGAGAATTATTATTATCACCTTGCCTAGAAATACCTATACTATTTACAAACACATCAGGAGATCTTTCTAATCTGCGTGGTTTTGTACAATGAGTCATATCTTCATCTACAAGATCACCTCTGCAAACGGCTGGCATTTTTTCTCTCCCTTTCCATTAATTTTTGAAGTTTATCATTCCATTTATGTATTTCTTCGTGTTGTTCTTCTGTGTGTGGTCCTGGTGGAAATGCTGGAAGAAATTTAATAACATTATCAAAAACTTCTGGTATATCTTCATATTTATCAAATGTTTTTAACTCGCCATCTATAAGTATAACAAACTCATCTTTGTCTCTATATTCTACTGTCATTTAAGTAACTCCCGACAAATTTTCTACATCTATTGTTTTTGCAGATGGATTTATATCTACTCTATCAGCAACTATTTCTATTCTGTTAGGTAACAATAAAATATAAGAACTACCACAAGTTAAAATTACTCTTTCATCACCAGTAATTCTAACTGTTTTTTTAGAAAGAACATCTAATGTTCCATTTTGAACATGTATTGCATATTCACCATTTTTTACTACATCATATCTTGATTCACCAGTAGAATGAAAATAATCTCCCTCTACAGAGATTGATTCAGATCCTGTATGTTTTTTATTTACATTTCCACTGGTAATTTGATTTCTGTTGTTTTTGGAACCAGGCGGGGTTACATCATTATTAGGTCCCTTAACAACTGTGGTGCAAGTTCCACCTACAGCTCTAGAACAATTTTTTCCTACCTCATCGCCACATTCTCCTACAACAGTTCCTTTTCTACATCCTAAAGTGTTACAATCTGAATTTTTATCTGTAGTATTACAACAAGTTTGTTGTTGCGTTCTTAAACCACCAGCTTCAGACTTAACAGACAAAGAGTTCCAAGGCTCAGGCTCATAATCCTTTGTTCCAATAGAACCAGTAGGATCTATTTTTGTATAATAATCATATCGTGCACTATTTCCATCAGCACTACAATAATCAACTTCTAATCCACCGGATGGTCCAATTCTTTGACTAGAGAACTTATTTGGTTCAGATTTTCTTGGATTAGTACTAGCATTAAATTTTTCTGCTGATGGAGTACGGTCAATATATTTTTTTTTATCTTCTGACATTATGTTACTTTCTCTAAAAACTTTAATAATTTTATTATATTAGGATTATTAAAAATATCATCTAATTCATCGATTTTAGATATAAGAATATTTTTATCTATTTCTGGTAAAGAAATATTTGTATTTCCTGGCATTCTATTTAAATGTGTTAAAAATTGATTTGCTATTTCTGGAATACTGAAATTTGTAAAATTTAAATTTATAGACATATTTTTAGATTTACTGTCAAGTTTTAATGCTAAATTTGCATGTTTTTCTATAACATTTTTTAAAACATTTTGTTCTTTTATTGTAGCGTTGAGCAACTTATTCATTTTTGTTTGATCTAAAAATGAATTTGGTATATGACTTGTTTTTGCAGAATTTATAGCACCACCCAAAATAGGACCCAACATACTAACTAAATCTGATTGATTTTTTGAATTTTTACCAACTCCCTTTTCTTCAGATGTATCTGCTATTTCATTACAAAATTTTTCTAAAAGATCATTTAATATAGGTACTGTTAATGTCAATGAAACTATGTATGGAGATAATTCTGTTGCTAAACCAATTTCTGAATTAAAATAAACCTCCTGCTCTAAACTATCAAAGGGCAAATAATCTGTAGTTCTAATAGTATAAACAGTTTCTCCTTCGGGTCCTTCAAATTCAACATAACCTGGATATGGATCTTCATCTTTTGTATAATAAACTTGAGAATATAAATCTGGAACCTCTGAAACAACATTAGGTGGAATAGCATCGCCAAAAATAATTTCAGGAATAATAGAAGTTGGTATATCATCTTCACCATATAATAGTGCTGATATGTATAAACTTAAAAGAGCATTTTTAACAATTTCTTTATAATCTTCTAATAAATCGTCAAAATTATTAAAAAGAGGTAATGTAAAAGAGGTAACTACAACACTATAACCATATTGTTTAACAAGAATATTTAATGCCCCAGTAAGAGAATCTGTAATTATTTCTTTTACGCCTTTCGTAGGAGTTTGACCACCCCCATCATTTCCTGGTGCTCCAGAACTATTTCCAGGACTTCCTATTGATGATAAAGTATTATTAATTTTAGAAACTTCATCATAAAATCTAGGAAAAATATTAGATAATCTTTG